ATGCCGAAAAAGCTTTTCCAAAAGGGGCGTGATCCGCGCAGAAACGTCAGCGGGCGGGGGAAGGGAACGCGCTCGATCCCGGACCTGTTGCGCAGGATCGGGAAGCGCCGACTTCCGCCGAAACTGCGGGCCGAAGTCGAGAAGCTGATTGGCTTACCGGCGGGCGATCTGAAGAAGGACGCGACGCGACTTGAGGCGCTGATGGAGGCGGTCTATTGGTGCGCGATGCAGGGTGAGTCGTGGGCGGTTCAATTCATCGCGGAACGCACCGAAGGGAAAGTTAAAGACCGTTTGGAGGTAGAGGGTGGGGGGCAGCGGCTTGAAATCGTCGAAGAGCTGATTGACAGTGGCTCGTAAGACCATTCGCATTTATCCCGCGCAGGCGGCGTTTCGGCGATCAGCGGCTCTTTATCGCGGTTTTGTCGGAGGTATTTCGACCGGGAAGAGCTTCATCAGTTCGTACGATCTCCTTCGCCGCGCTGCGCCCGGCCGGTTTTACATGTACGTCTGCCCAACGTACAAAATGCTGAAACGTGCAGACCTTCGGACGCTCCTCGGAATCGCTCGCGACTTGCGCTTCCTGCGCCATTTCTCCGATATGACCCTACGCCTCGGGAATGAGGCGGAAATCGCGTGCTGCTCCGCTGAAGAGCCGGAAAGTCTTCGCGGGCCGAACGCTTCCGGCGTGGTGCTGTGCGAAGCAAGTCTGATGGATGAAGACGCCTATTCGATTTGCATTGGCCGCCTTCGCGAGGCGGGCGAGCAGGGTTGGCTCTCTGCCGGATTCACACCGAAAGGCCGCCAGCATTGGACGTACAAGGTCTTCGGGCAGGGCAGGCCCGATACAGAGCTTTTCACGGCGCGAACGCGAGACAACCCGTTTAACCCGACAGGCTTTGAGGACAAACTTCGCCAGCAATACACGTCGGCTTTCGCGGAACAGGAGCTTGCGGGGCAATTCGTTGACCTCGCCGGAACGGTCGCGCGGCGCGAATGGTTCCGAATCGTGGATGTCGCGCCGACGTGTTCCCGGCGCATCCGCGCGTGGGATTTCGCCGGAACGCCTGAGAACGCGCAGGGGCGCGGCGATTACACCGCTGGCGCGTTGATGGGCCAGACGGAAGCTGGATGGATTCTGTTGAACGTAGTCCGTGAGCGAATCGCGGGCGGACAGATAGAGCATTTCATCCGGCGCGTTGCCGAGCAGGACGGAACCGAAACGGAAATAGCAATCGAACAGGAGCCGGGCGGCGCTGGAAAAATCGTCGTGTCTCATTTTATGCGGGCACTCGCGGGGTTCGCCGTGCAGACGGTACGACCTTCGACGAGCAAGCTTACCCGCGCAATGCCGTTCCTTGCACAGGCCGAGGCCGGGAATATAAGCCTGCTGCGCGGCGCGTGGAATGATGCCTTTTTGGATGAAGCGGCCTCGTTCCCCGGCGGCGAAAATGATGACCAGATGGACTCAGCGACGCACGCCTTCAATGCGCTTGCGAGTTCCGGCGTGCAGCTCTCATTCGGCCCGAACGATTGATTTTCTGGCCTAGTGCATGGGACTCTTCAGCCTTTTCAACCGCAAAATACCAACAGCACCGGCTGGCGAACAGGTCTCGCTGTCGGCCCCGGCGACGGTTGATCCGTCTGACAAGCTCGGGGATCCACTTGCGACGCTCAGGCCCGAGACGATACGCGGGGATTTTAGACGGCGAATCAATCGCGGAGAGTTGGCCCTGCCGACGTGGGCGCTACATGAGGCGCTTCGGCTTCTGCCACTTCTCGGAAATCACGCGCGCTCTTGGTGCGCGGCGATAGGTGGGCTTGATTGGACGATCAAAACCGTGGACATCGAAGGGCGCGAGAATGAAGCCAAGCGCCACGCAAAGACGCTGCGCGAAGCCTATGAGCGACTTAATGTGACGCGCGCTGTAAAGCATCTCGCGCGAGGCAATCTGTACGGATACAGTGTGCTCGTGCGCGAAACGTTGGAGCCGCTTAACTGGTGGAACGTGGCGCGCGATGGACTTTTCGGCGAGTGGAAGTACAACCCTGACTTGAGAATCACGGATGGGAAAAACGGCCGACTCGAACCGATGGACGCGCGGAAGTTCATCGTCCGCTTCGTCGAGGATGACTGCTTGCTCGCATATCTGCGCATTTATATCCGTGCGACATCTGCCGAGGACTATTGGGACGACAACCTCGAAAAAGAATCAAAGCGCCAAGTGGTCATCATTCCGGGAACACTCGACGCTAAATCGGCGCAGACGTTCAAGGCGGCGGCGCTGGATATTATGATGGGCCGCTCGGGTACTCTAGCCGGTGGTACGGGTGACAAACAAACCTCGGTCACGTTTCCGCCCGAATCGCGAGGGCTGCCGTACTACGAGAATCGTTTGAAACGACTGGATGACGAAGCGTGCAAGGCTCTCTTTGGCGCATCGCTGATAGCGAATAGTGCTCCCGACTCCGGAACGCTTGCCGGAAACGCGCATAGCGATACCTCCACAAAGCGAATCACCGACGCGGCCGCTGAAATATCGAGTGTCTTTCAGGAGCAGTTCGACCGCGTAGTGCTGGAAGAAGCGGGGTTAATCAAGCCCGGCGAACCGGCGCTTGCCTATTTCGTGCTGGCACCGAAAGAGCAGGCCGATCCGGATAAGGAAATCGAGTGGACCGGGAAGCTGTCTCAGTCCGGCTGGCAGCGCGACGAAGAGGAACTCCGCGAGCGCACGGGTATGAAACTCACCCCGACGCCACATCAAACTGGCGCGTTCCCTGGGTTGGGGAACTCCCGGTTGGTGAACCGTGCTGCTGAGTCTGTGGGTGTGCCCGACTCATGGCTTGGTCCGGTGAGAAAGCTGCTCGATGATATTGCCGCCGCCGCGCCGGAAGAAATCACGCCGGAATACATCGAGCGAACGCTGGCCGAGGTGAAGGCCCGGCTCCCCGAAGTGTTTGGCGAGATGGACCTTGATGCCTTCGCGGATGTGCTCGAAGCTGGCATGGGCGCGGCGGCGGTGGAGGGTGTGCGCGATGCCATCCGCAAACGCGCCAAAGCTTGACGTTGGGCCGCTCGCCGAAGCGGTGAAACGAATCAGCGCCAAGACGACACTCGGAACCGCGCTGAGGTCCGACGAAATCGCAAAGCTCCCGCTGGCGTTGCGCGAGCGCGCGCAGATTTCCGCCCGCGTCGAGAGCTTACGCATCCTCTCGCAGATTCAGCGCTCGCTCGAACAAGACCTTGGCCAAGTATCTGACAGTGGCATGGTGATGAGCAAAGGCCGTTTTGTGGCCAAGCTGCTTGACGTAGCCAAAGGGGTGATGGGTGACGCGCCCCGTAAAGGCGGCGTCCAGGACATCCGATCAGTTGGCCGGGCGAAACTCATCCATGACATGCAGACCCGGCAGGCATACGGGAAGGCGGCGTGGGCGATTGATACCGACCCGGAAAATTTGAACGCGGCGCCCGCGCAAGAGTTCGTCCGCATCGAAGCACGCCGAAAGCCGCGCGAAGATTGGCCACAACGCTGGCGCGACGCAGGCGGCGAAATGTTCGGCGGACGCATGATCGCACTGAAGACCGATCCGGTCTGGGCGACGCTTTCTAGATTTCAAACGCCGTGGCCGCCCTATGACTACAATTCCGGGATGGGCGTAGTTGACATCTACCGCGACGAAGCCGAGGCGTTGGGACTCGTACAACGTGGTGAACGGCTGGCTGCGACGCAGCAGGACGACTTCAATGCGAGTCTGGAATACGACGTGAGCAGTATCACGCCGGAACTTCGCGAGATGTTGCAAACGGTGGGGTTGGAGGTGAGTGGCGACACGGCGCGACTCAAGACGAAGAAAGTCGAGCCGGAAGGGAAGTCTGAACCGTCGTCCACGCCCGCCACGGAATCGGAGAAGAAATCCGAGCCGGAAAAGAAATCGGAGAAGCCAAAGACCATTGTTCAGCAGCTCATCCGCAAGCAGTCAAAAGGGTTCGACCTGAATACCGAAATCGAACGTACCCCGGCAAGCGTTCAGAAGCTGGCGAATATCTCGACAGAGTTGAAGGCGACACGCGGCGGCGCTTTTTATGACTCCGCGAATGATGTCATTCATATGTCGAAAAATAAAAGTTCATGGTCTGGTCAACCGGCGACGTTCCACCATGAGTTTGGGCACAACGTTCACAATAAGACGGGGGCGATTCCATCCGCGTACGGCAAGCCGATGAACGCGGAACTCGCGAAGGCTATGGCTGACGATTATGTGGCGTGGATGAAGGCAGCAGAAGAGAAACACGGAAGCGCGTGGGGTGCGGTTTTCGGTCGCGATAACCTCTTGCAGTCCATGACGGCCCACTTGGAAGAGCTTGGTCTTTCGGACTCGCATCAAAAGGGGGACCTCGAAACCCGGTTTCGAGCGGTGGGTTTTTGGGATGTTATCGGCGGGCTGTCTGGCGGAGATTACGGAGCCGGACACACGCGGTCGTACTATCGTCGCGACGACGGAAAGTCCGGGAAAAAGGAGGTATATGCGAATATCTATTGTTCCATTGTCATGGGCTGGAAAGAATACGAGTCAGCCTTCCCGTTGACAACCGCTTGGATAAGGGGTAGCCTAAAGTTGTGAAACTGGAGATGACATACGGGGCCGCGTTGGACGCATACGAACGCAAGTTCGGCAAGGAAGCCGACCCGCTGTGGGCACAGGGCGACTTTGACAGGTTTCATGCGATGGTAGAGACGGCCATTCGCACCGATGTACCGCTCCCGGACTACTACGCGGCTAACGGCATCCCATCCGACGCCGACGTTTAATCCCCCCCAAGTTGGCGCACCCCGCTTGATTCTGTGGCCATAGATAGCGGGATGGCGCAGTGGCAGCGCGGGAGACTCATACCCTCCAGGTCGTCGGTTCGACTCCGGCTCCCGCAACCAATCGCGCAATGAGCATTGAAACCTACGACGGAGTAACGCCGGAGCTGAATCGAATCGCGGCCCGCCTAAAAAACACGCAGGGACTGATGCGCGTGGCTGGCGGCGAACTTCGCGCCGCGCTTCAGGAACACTTTCGCGGCCGCCGCCAGTCCATCTACAACCAGATCGCATCTGCGACGCAGCTTTCGCGCGTCACCGCGACGGAAGCGGAAGTGACTGTTGGCGGGAGTGACGGATTGATCCTCCTGCACAAGATCAACGGCGGGCGTGTTCGCGCGAAAGAGGCAGGCGCGCTCAGCATCCCGCTCACGCCAGAAGCCAAGCGCGTGGGCTATGCGCGGCACTTCCCCCGTCCGTTGACGATGGTGAACCGTCCGAACAAGCCGCCGCTGTTGATTGAGATCAAGCGTTGGGTAGGGCGCAACGCCGCGTGGGTGATCCACTACGTTTTGAAAAAATCCGTCTATCACAAACCCGATCCGCTGGCGTTGCCGAACCGTGCAATCGTCGAAGCTCGCATCATTGCGCGGGTGAGGCGTTGGGCCGACTCAGTAATGAACGCCGGTTGAAATCGTGGCCATACGTATATGGCGAATAAATGGCATCTGATTGTCCCGAAAGGTGAGTTTCCGCACCACGTCGGAGTGGTGCAGGTGATTGACGACATGGCAGTCTCGGCGATGGCAGCGGCCTTTGATCCACAACGCAAGGTGCTGATTGATTTCGACCACTACAGCGAGTTGACCAATGCGCAGCGCGCGAAGCTTCGGAAATTGGGGATACAGCTCCCCAGTGAAGCGGCGGGTTGGGTGACAGCAGTAAAGGCCTCGGAGCGCGGCTTGCTCGCACAGATCGAGACGACACCCTTTGGCGAGCAGAAGCTGGCAAACAAGGAGTACCGATTTCTTTCCCCCGTATGGCGGCGCGAGGACTGCGCGCGAATTGGTGGCGACCGCGTGCGGCCACTCGCTTTATCGAAAATCGGCCTGACGAATGAACCCAACATTGAAGCGATTCCCGAGCTGGTCGCGAATCGTGGAACGGAACGCTTGATCGGGCCGCTGGTTGATTTCTTGGCCAATAGTGAACAGGCATTGATTTCTGGAGGAAGCGTTATGGATTATAGAGCGAAACTGATCGTCGCGTTGGGACTGGCCGCAGATGCAACTGACGACGCAATCTGGGCTGGCGTAGAAGCGATGAAGGCGAAAGCCGATGGAACCTCCGCGCTCGAAAACCGTGCGACTACGGCGACGAATGAGTTGGCCACCATGCGCACGCGAGCGGAAGCCGCAGAAGCAAAACTTGCCGCTGCTGATCGCGCGGCGCTTGCAGGCCGGGTGACGGCGGCGCTGAAGGAGTACGAGACGGTCATCACCAATCGCGCCGATGTTGAGGCCGCACTGACGAAAGATTTTGACGGTACGGTGAAGGTACTCAAAGCGCTGAAAATTGATGCGCTTCCGAATCGTCGCGACGGCGATCTTCCAGACGAAGGCGTCAGCAATGATTTTGCCCCGAAGGTCAAGGCGCAGACCGAGGCCGTAGAGGCGTACTGCAACCGCAACCCCGGCACAAGCCGAACCAAAGCCTACAGCATCCTGCTCGCGCAGGGGCATGAGGCGTTCAAAGTAAAGTAACCCAAGGAAGCCCAAATGAGCATCATCAAACCGTTCCCGAATAAGACCGGGGTGGACCTGACTGGTAAGGAAGGGTACGCCGTGAAGTACGACACAAGCGGACTCGCCCTCTGCTCGGCTCTCACCGACAAGGCCGTCGGCATCGTCACCCGTGGCGATGCGAAGGAATCTGACGTATGCGTTTTTGGCGAATGTCTGGCGAAAGCCGGTGCGCCGGTTACGCGTGGCAAGCACATCATCCCTCACACCGATGGCACCGTGAAAGACACGGCCGCCAGCTCGCAGGAACTGGGCGTCGCTCTCGAATCGGGCGTCGCCGGTGATCTTGTACAGGTCATTGTGTTGGGCATCACCAAGGCAAACGCTTAATCAAGGAGCACGACGAACATGCCGAAACCCAATAATATCATCCAACGAGCCGACCTGACCACGTATGCCTTTGGCATTCAGCAGGACGAACAGGTCGCGCGAAATCTCATTCAGTCACTCGCCCCGGTTGTACCGACGGGCGGGACTACTGGCCGATTCAACAAGTTTGACGACACGCAGTCGTTCAAAGCGTATCACAACGCTTCGCGCGCGATTGGTGGCCAGTCGAACGAAATCAAGTTCCTCTCGGACACCGATGACTACAATGTGAAGCCGTACGGTCTTCGCATTTCGATTGACGAGTTCGAGCGTCGGCAGGCGGGGGCGCAGGTTGCGCTTCTCGAACAGGCGAAAACGCGCACGCTCACGATCAACTGCATCCTGTCTCACCTGTCTGCGGTCGTCGGTGCGATCACCGGCACCGTGAACGCGGTTGCGAATAAGGGCAACTGGTCGAACCCGAACAAAGACCCGATTGTCGAGCTTGACGAACAGGTTCAGGCAATCTGGAACGCGACCGGCATGGTCCCGACTAACCTCGTGTTGGACTTCGGCGCTTGGATTAAGCTTCGCAACAACCCGAAGGTGATTGCGCGATTGGCCGGCAGCGATCTTGCGGCGTTGAACACCGATAAGCTGGCCGGTCTGCTCGCCGTGCCGGTCAAGATCACGATCGTGACTACCGCCGTATTGAGCGGAGGCGGACTGGGCAACCCTTCGGCAGAGAAGACCGGTGCGCTGGGCGCTGGCGTTTCGCTGTTGTTCCACAATTCTGAGACGCCGACGCAGTACGACCCGTCGTTCTGCAAAACGTTTGCGGAGTCGGCAAATCTCTTCACGGAAGTTTATCAGTACGGCCAGGAACCGCACCTTGATTGGTACGAGAACAACTGGGCGGCTGATGTCCAAGTCGTGGCCCCGGCGCTCTGCCGCCGCATTGACGTGACGTAATCAACGAGAGGAACCAATACCATGAAGAAACTTATGCTCGCAAGTGCCATCGCCGCAATCACTGCGGCGGTGACGATGGCCGGTCAGGTCTATGACCGGCAAACCGTTGAGATCACAGACACCGGGACGGCCGAATGGGTGAACGACGTACCGTATTCAGCGCTCAAGCTGGTGCGTCTGTGGAAGCTGACGAGTGCGGTAGGAACAAACACCATCAACGTGGTGCGCATCTCGGCTGACGGTCTGTACACGCAAACGGTTGCTTCAATCGCCGGACCGGCACCTGCAAACAGTACGGCTTTTTCGGCGGGTTATTTGCTGCCGGGTGACGTGCTGCGCTTCACCGCCAGCCCCGCAACCAATGGCGTAATTCAGGTCGAATACGAGGTTCAGCAGCATTAACCGGGGGTTTTGTATTCAACCCCACACGGGGGCGGCGCGGTGTTGTCTCCTCATCGCCCGCCCCCTTCGCTTAGATAGTTATGGCCTACACGACACAAAGCGAAATCGAAGCGTTGCTTCCGCCGAAGTTCCTGCTCCAGGGGATTGACGACGATAACAACGAGACTGCCGATTCGGGTTTGCTGACTACCCTGCTCGGCGTGGTTGACTTGGAAATAGACGGGCTGATAACCCCGTCTGTTGCGCTTCCGCTGACCTCGCCTTATCCGGCTCAAATTCGCGTTTCCGCGCTGGTGCTTTCGCTCGATTCGGTATATCGGCGGCGCGGCATGGTGGATGAGGCCAACCCGTGGGCCGAACGAGCGAAGGACGTGCGCGCCGCCCTTGCGAAGATTGGCCGGGGGGAGCTGGCCCTGGACTCGGATTCCGACATTGTGGCCGCCTTCAACACAAACACACTTCGATTTCATAAAGACTGATGCCGCTCCAAGTTCCAGACCAAAATGCGAAAAGCGCTGACGTTCTCCTTGAGGCGATGCGCGCTGATCTGGACACATGGGCGAAGGGTCAAAAAGGGAACTGCGTTGTCGCGCGGGATCCACTCGCGGCGATTGAGCTGCTATCCGAATCACCAACCGGCTGGCGATTGGTGCTGTCCTACGAGGGCGATATTCCGATGGATACCCACACAATCGCTATCCCTGGACCCTGTGTCGTTGAGGCGACGATACGCTGCGTGGTGACGTGCAATCCGGGGCTGCGCCTGATTCGTGATGGCCAGCTCTTGAAGGGCGATTCGTCGCGCGGTTCGCTGTTGGGCATTCTCTCGAACGTCCGAAGGCGGATGCTCGCCTACCGCTGGCCAACCACACTGGTCAACGCTGGCGCGCTTGTCTATCGAGGCACGCGCCCGTTTGGGATTCCTGATTTTCTGCCTCTGGCTGCGTTTGAAATGACCTTCGCCTTCGTGCATTCCATCCCCGAACCGGCCGCAGGCGATCTGGTAACGCTGACGCTGTGATTGATTTTCTGGCCAATGGTGAAACCTCATGGCGGTGATAACCATAAATTTTTCCCTCGAAGTGCAGGAAGACGGCGAGAAGAGCGAGCGCCTTGAACCGCCGAATGCGCAAGGGCTGGTCGGCGGCTTACTGGGCAGGCACGTCGTGGACTTGGAAGCGATCGCCTATAGGGCGCTGGAGACCGGCGGCATCACGCCGGGTTGGTGGTATATGAGAAATTTGAGCGACGCTGTGGATGTGGCGGTGAGCTTTGGCGTGAATGACGACATCGTACTGAAGCCGGGGCGCTTCGCGTTTTTTTGGAGTAGTCACGTCCCGTTGGCAAAGGGCGTGGGGGCGACAGCCCGCCTCGCCTACACCGTTGGGGAGGAGTAAGGCAATGGAAGATGAAATCGTAATGAAGCACGGGAACGATGTGACCGTTCCCGTGCGCAGCACAATCACAGTGCCCAAGCGGGACCGGAAATTCTGGGAGAGTCAGGGCTTCGTGTTGCTTGAAGAACCCGTCGCCGAACCCGCGCCCGCACCGACGAAAGAGGAGGACTAGACAATGGCACTCACTGCATTTCATGAAGCAAGTGACGATCCGCTCGGCTACGCGTCAGCAGGCGATAAAGTGCTGGTGGACCTTTCTACGGGTCCCGTGTTTGATCGCGTCGAATTGCTGGCCGAGAGCGGCTTTTTCATCAACGACAACAACGCGCCGGTACTCCTTGAAAAGTTCAGCGATCACGCGAACATGACCTATGAGTTGAAGAAGACCAGCATGACCATCGCACTGGGGACCAAGGTCAATACCGACTGGGTGATTCAATCGCTGACGGTTGATTACTCGCCGGGCTGGCCGCGTGTGAGCATCAGCGCCATGAAGTTGAAGAATACAAGTGCCTTGGCGCTGAAGGGGACGCCGGGGACGTACACTGCGCTTGGCGGCTACGGCGCGTGCGACACGTTCAGCGTGACCGGAGCACCCAGTCCGCTCTCTGCGCAGTTTTCCATTTCGTTCGACACGCTGGAGGCGCTGGGCGTTGGTGCTAACGCGGGAAAGTTCCTCGATGGCGGCTACATGATGAAAAACTGGCGGAAGAACTACAAGCTGGACGCCTACGACCCCTTTACCCTCCCCGGTGGTGCTCTCCTCACCGAAGAGATCACGAATACGAGCCGGGACGGCTGGAAGGTCTATTCAAAAAGCTGGTTCACCTACGTCACATAGCACATAGCGAGTGAATGAAGGCACATGAACAAAATGCTCGAAACGTTCGTCCGGCGCATGGCTGCCGAGGGGGTGCGGTTTGACCCGCTGGCAGACCTCGACGATCTGATTGAGCTTCAGCGGCTGGCTTCCGTCACGATGGGGACTGATCGGCGCAGCCCCCAATTCCTCGCCGCGCTGCATCCGCAGCTTACGTTTGCCGGGCAGACCTTTCAGCGCGTGTCAATCGGCTGCCGCGTGTTCGCCGAGGATTTCCTAACCCCGTGGTTCGCCTATGATGGGCGCGGCCTCGATTTAGCGTGGTGTTGGCTGCTGGCGCACGCGAGGCGGCCCGATCTGGTGTGGGCACATCAGGAAGGCGGCCCGGACGCTTTTCGCGCCGCTGTGCGTCTATGGCTGCGAAATTTGGCCTGCACAGAAGAGGAGCTTCTTGAAACGGTGGGGCGGTGGGTATCCTTCAGCGCCGCGAGTGTCGCCGCGGCCGAAGCGGCCGACGCCCCAGCGCGGGACCTTTCCGCCGCATTGGAGGAGTTGGCGGCGGAATACGCGCGGCCTGACTTGAACTGGTGGATATGGCAGGCGCCGGAAACCGAGGTCGCGCTGCTATGGGAGCGGATGCAGGAGCGGAAAGCTCGCGAGGGCGGCGGGCATCTTGCCGAAAATCCGGACAATCCGTTCGTGCGCGTGCTGCGCGACTACCGACTGAAAGAAGCGGACGTGTGGAAGAAACTCAAGGCGCGCGCTGTGTCAGCAGGTCAAGGGAGTTCCCCATGATCCGCGCGCACCGCGAAGCGCTGGCGATATGCAATAACAGCGCCCAAGGGCCGAGATATACCCAGACAGCAATCGTGGCGGCCAGCCAGATTATACCTTCGGCGAGCCGTTGCGCGATCATCTGCGCGATGCCGGGCAGGAAGAGGCCGACCAGTATCCCATCCAACACGCATTTATCTCTGTCTAGTTCCATGAGCGGAAGTGTGATCTAGTGAGCGCGGAATACAAATCAAAAATCAGAATCACCAGCGACGTTCGAGGCGCGACCGAAGCGGCGAAGTCCATCAACGGGCTGGCCAGCGCGTCACTCGCGACGAGCATGGTTATGCAGGGGAATCTCGTCGGGGCGATGGTTTCCGCGCGCGCCGCCGCCATCGCTCTGCGCTCCGCCTTGGTCGCGAATCCGTATCTCGCCGTCGGCGCAGCGGTGTTGGCACTGGGGGCCAAGCTTGCCAGCGTCGCTTGGAAAAAACACACGGCGGAGGTAGAGGCGCACAAAAAGGCACTTGATGATCTGAGGAAGGCACAGGAGTCGTACGCCAAAACGGTAGCTGACATCAAATTTTCGAGGGCCGACGCCTTCGAGAAGGTGGATATTCGCCGGGCCGAACTCAAGGCTGCGCAGGCCGAGCAAAGTGCCATTGCTCGGAGAACGCCGACGACACAGGCCGAAAGAGATCAGAAGGCTGTTGATGCAGTCAAGGCCGCCGAACGAGTGGCAATCGCGCAGCAAAAACTAAGTGAGGCTACAGATGCGACCGCGCAGTTAATCAGTGACGCGAACGATGCTCGAAGATCAGCAGAGCGAGACGCACTGGCTACGGCGCAGCAATTACGCAGGCAGGAGGCAGAGGAGCGCGAGCGGCTTATCCAGTCAATTCGCGATCAGCGCGCGAAAATCGCGGAAGATATAAGAACCTATGGAATGTCCGATGAAGAGCGGTTGGATGATCTGAAGTCGCAGCGTGACCGGTTGGTCAGCGAAGGCGATGACCAGTTCAACCTTCAGACGCCCGCCCAGCGGGAACAGCGCCAGTTAGACGTGGATAAGCTGACGTTCCAAATTTCGGCGCTTGAGAAAACGCTACAGGATCGGAAGGACCGGGAACACGACAACGCTACTGATATTGAAACAGAAAAGCGCAAGCAGGCATACAAGGCTGAGGAGGATTACGCATTTTCAAAACTCTCGAAGGCCGAACAACTCAAGCAGACGAACACCGAGATTGAGCAGATTGATAAGAAGGAAAAAGATTCCGGCTTCCTTTCTGGCGAAGATCGTCTGCGTCGCGTGAAACTCAAAGAGCGTCGCGATCGATTAGAAGAGAGCGGACGGCTGCCGTCTTTGCCTCAAGAGGGCTTCGACTCTTTCTTGCGAGATCGCGGGCGGATGCCCGGCGGGCCGCAGCTCGCAGATTCTAAGAGCGCGCGGCGGTTTCGCTCCCGGCTGGGGCCTTCCTTTGCCGACCGGCTCACGGCGTCATCCTTCGGGAAGAGCGGAAAAGAGGGCGGCGACACGCGCACAGCCGAGCAGAAGCTGCTTTCGCTCCAGGAACGGTCGGTCGAGTACCAGAAGATCATGGCGGAAAAAATTCAGGATATAGCCTTGAAGGAGTAGAACGATGGCAGGCGGCGCGAACTGGAGATTGATTTCATTGCTCGATGCAAGTCGGCTGTTCCAAAAAGACGGCGAAGGCCCGTGGTTTCTGCAACGGCACTATACCATCACGATCCAGCGCAAGGTGCTCGGAGCCAACATAGACACATCACCGGGAACTGTCGGCAAATCGGACGGCAGTATTCAGTTTTCTATCGGAGGGACGACGAAAGGCCGGAGCGGATCGTCGAAGTATTTCTGCCGCGAGGATCGGTACGACGCGATTGAAGAAGCATCGAATTTCGTAAATCAAACACAGGTGTGGGAATGGATAGAACCGGAAGAGGACGCGAAGGAAATCTAAGGCGCACGCCGAACGGTGTTGACGCGGAAACCGGACGCATCGCGAATTTCCGCATCCGGGCCGGTGCGGCGCAGCGTATCGCCGTTGTCCGCGCGCCAGGTGTTGCCGATCTTAACGATGGTGCGGCCTGTCCGGCGTTCGCGCCACGTCCCTGTGGCGAACAGGTCCCACTCCTCAACCACGCGCCCGGAGTCGTCGCGCGCAATCCAGAGTGTGCCGTTCATCATCGAATACCAGCGCACGGGGCCGGATTCGCGTTGTTCGATCAGATGGGTCGGGAGCGAGGTGACGACCTTCGTCGCGCGAGTAAGCGCGGGCGGCGGCGTCTGTGCGCCCGCCGCAATCGCGACCAGAAGCGCGACAATGATGACCCGCACCGACTTCATGGAGACACTATAGCATGATCGCATCCAATTACAACGTGCGCATTCGCGGCAACTACCAGTCCGGCGGACGGCTGAGCGCGAGCAGCATCAACGATCTAGCCAGCGCGATCAACGGGATGCGCGGCGAGGGCGGTATCACCGTTTCCGTGGAGCGTACCGGAATCGTTATATCAGTCGGCAAGGTAGAGACTCGCACAAAAGCTGCCTTCGGTATTCAGAAGATTGAGCAGAAGAGCGGTGAAGTCACTGTGCGCGGCGGGCTGATATTTCATGGGATGCAAGTCATCGAGGTCGGCGAGGCCATCGTGACAGTTTCAGGTGGGACTTACGAGAACCCCGTGTTCTGCGCACTCCGCTATGTCTATTCATCGGCCACCGCGACCATTCTGACCCCGACTGTAGGCATACTTCCGCAACCGACACAACAGGCGTGGCAGATGCCGCTCTGGTCGGCCTACAAGGTCAACGGGCGCATTGTCATCAAGGAGGAGCTATGGTCCGGCATTGTCATTTTGCCGTCTGTCTTTGCTTGATGCTGCTCACCCTTTCAGCGCGCGCGCAATGGCGCAACTGGAAGCAGTACGATGTCGGTGTGGCGGCGGAAGATGTGATTCATGCGCTCGGCGAGCGCATGGAAACGACGTGGATAGGATCGGAAATCGTAACATCGACGGTTACGACCTGCGTCGGTGGAAGTCCGGTGAGCAATGTCGTAGTACGAACAAACCGCGCTTATGGCGCATATCTTAATGGCCCCGCCTTCTGGAGTAGTGGCGGCGAGTCTCCTATTATGTGGGCGGAGGATCGTGCAGACCTTAATTCGGAAAACTTGATCCACTACTCGGACCAGACGAATGTTGTTGTCACCATCTCGAACGGGGTTCCGGTCACGAACCTCGTTGTTGAACCTCTCTACCGAATTGATGATTTGGCCGTAGTCCCGAACAACGCTGGCGATTGCGTCACGCAGCGCTTTGCCTCGATCATCATCACCGGCGCGCCGCTGCATGTATCGGCGCAGTGGATTGGTGCAGTGGATGAGGGGATACGGATGACGCTGCAAGCCGGGCGCTGGCTGGCAACAAATGACGTCAGCAGCCGCGCCAATTTCGTCACGGGAACTAATTACACTTGGAGCTATGCAACAGCGCGGTGGGAAGAGTCGGGGCACACACTCACCACGGTTACCGCGTCGTCTCCTCATGTGTTTTTTGGGATGGCCGGATTGTCCGTACTTACAAATGTCTTCATCGCGGACCGGGGAACTAACTACCCCAGGACCGTGACGAATTACTATTACAACGGCTATCAGACGGGTGATTTCGACGTTCATACTTTTATCCCGCCACTCCCTTACACAGTCGTAGAGCAGCGCTATCTCACCTCCAGCGTACCGGTCGGCTATTACCATTACGCATTGCCGAGTGAGCGAATTGTGACCGAGGCTGGCACAAATACAATGTACGGCACAAATGCTTACGCCGGGCGCGTCCTCGCCACGGCGAGCACGGCCATGACTGCGAGTCAGGTACAGGTGCTTGATCTAGTTGGGCCGTTCAGCGGCATATACACTATAGCCTATTTCAATGGGTACGCTGGCTACAGCAAAGTCGGCGGCGGGGCAGAAATTCGCTCTTGGACAAATCCACCGTACTGGCAGGATCAGCGCCGCTATATCGTCGCTGGCGGTGAGATTGTGGCCGACGCTGGTTCTCCGCAGTGGACGCTTCCGCTTAACGCCTGCTATCGGCTCGTTGATTCCACTGGGTATGTCGCCGCGCGCACCCTTTCGCGGTGGCATTATTCGACCTTTGACGATTTCAACCCGCCAGCAGCAGGCGGGTATCCATCGCTGGCATTTTCACCCAGCAACACGCTTCCCGCGCGGCTTCTCGTTGATGTGCGCCTCACCAACGATTGCTGGTGCGCGGGCATCGAGGGCGCGCTGTTCGAGCATCCGATCACGGTCACGCTCTCGGGCCGCTATTGGGCAGAGCCGACAGCAACGTCAAGCTGGCGGCGCATCACGACCAACCAAACAATCACCGTATCATCCACCAACCTCTACGATCTCGATTTCCCCTTCACACACATCCTCGGCATCACGACAACCAGCGCATCCGTCGCCGCCGATTTTGGCGGCTATGACCACGATGGCATCTACATCGCCGTGCTGGCACCCGCGTACGAAACCAACGCGCTTCTGGCGTGGGATGCTCCGCGCTCGCTGCACCGGTACGCAGATCGCCAGTATTTCGAGGATCGAAAAGCGCTGCTCAATACACTGCGCTGGTCGCTTCGCGATTACACCAGCAGCAGCAACAAGCTTCGGGAAATGTCTATGAATACCGGAGGCGGGTATCAACGGTATCTGGAAAAGGGCGACTCTTATTCGGGGCTGTATGTGAGTTATCCAGATGGCGAAACTCCGAGCTATTACAACATCAGCACAAATTGGAATTATCCCGAAGAAAGTGGGACACCGCTCCCTGATGGTTACTGCGACGATTATCCGGCACCCATCATTACAAACGGGGCCGACGGCATGGTCGCGTACTCGCTTTACAAAGACTGCTGGTGGCAACAATCCGAGATCAAATCGGAAGATCATTACAGCTATTCCCAGGATTATGTCTCTCCCATCCTGCCGAACTACGGGTACCAGAACCAATGGCACGAGTCCGAATCGCACGCATACACCAAAGGCGCGCTGGAAAAGAACTACAGCTTTACGGCTGTGATCCCCCTGTCGGATCGGATTTCGGCAGATGCGTCGCTATATCGCCGGATTTGGCAGCAGTATGGCCGGGACATTAATCATTCGTACGAGACGGAGGGATCATTTTCCTTTGTCGGCGATTGGTGCGATGACGTGACCTCAACGTTCACCGTACATACGGTCAAGCTTTGGATACCCCCGTGGGGGGAGGATGATCCCGACTACTCCTATTCTATCGCGGGCGAGGCCAGCGCGGAACCCTCTGCGCCTATCGCCGAAATCCCCATTGCTTTTTTTGATCCGCCGGATTTATCGGTCTATGTAGTCACGGTGCCGCTTGATGACACCGACGGCGGCGACAGTTGCAGCGATAGCCGCACATTCGACGATGACATTGACCCGGAGATCGGCTCGCCGGGGAATGAGTCAATTTTCCGCAGTTACGAAAAGACCGCATCTGGCGAATCCACCTCTATTAACGTGGAGTTCCGGCAGGACTTCATTGCCGTCGCTGACTGGGATTTCACCTATACGCCGTAGCCGTCTTGATTTTCTGGCCATTGGTATGAAGATGTTTTTTGCCCTGCTGCTTTGGGTGGCGTTGGCCACGGCCGCCGCCGCGCAGCCCGTGATCCCGATCCAGGTTGATCTCCAAGCGCCGCAACGCGAGTTCCGGACGCAATGGGCTGGCGGGAGCGCGCCCACGTTGGCGGTGGACATCCAAAACGGCGGGTTGCCATACCCCGAGATTTCCGGCTGGACGGGCTTCGTCTTCGTCGCGATTACCCCGACATCCGGTGTCTATGTCGCCGACGCGGGCAGCGCGTCCAACACCGTGTTTTTCCCCTTCGCGCCGGTGCAGTGCGCGACAACCGGCACATTCCCGGCCTACGTGATTTTGAGCAATGGCACCAATCTGTATCAGTTCGGTGCCGGTCGGCTGACCTTCACCGATTCGCCCGCGCTCCTTGGAGCCGGGCCGATCAATCCGCTGATTCCGTTTAACTGGGACCTCTACACATTCACCGGCACGCCGCCGCCCGGTCTAGGCGGTGGATCGTCAAGCGCCGTGAGCCGACTCGACTCCGACTGGCAGAGCGTGACCAACACCGAAAAAGGCATCCGCGATTGGGTCAGCGACATCAACGATTTTTTCGCGAACCGCGAACTGTGGGGCGATATGAATTTCGAGAATATCGGCTCGCTCGAATCACCCTCGCATTTTAAGGGCGACTGGGAATTTGAGAACAAACCGATCATTCCGGGCTTCGCGGAAACCGACGACCTCGAAACGCGAATGATGAATAACTCCGTCAAACTTATAACCAACATCGCGTTTTACGGCGCGTGGAGTGAAACGAATGGAGTTTGGTCAAACGGAAATGGCGTCACTGTTGAAAGCGGGAACGTGGAAGTTGGCATCCTCTTCCCGTCGGTTGGCGTCACACGAGTTACGATTCCCGTGCACGAAGATATGCAATTTATCCGCCTCATGGCTCTCGCGCCGTTCGGCTACAAGGCGGTTGTCACGGGGATTTTCCAAGTCGTGCACGCTTCGTTTTTTAGCGGCACCCACGATATACCCTATCCGACTTCGGGAACGACTTCGGGAGCGGTGACGATCTTTTTCGAGGATTACGTCGTTCCGCCATTTTCCGATTGGCCGGTAATTCCGGCCATCGGCGAAATCAGCGTGTGGGGGTCATCTCATCCAGACCGCCTCGGGAAGACCAACGATTCGGTCGGTATCTTCCAGCGCGCGGATAATCCTTCCGGCCCGCGCGATGTTGCGAACAAGCAATATGTAGATGGGAGCCTCGCCGAAACGCGCGCGATCGTTGACGCCATCACGCCCAATAAGGTCGGCGTGACGCTCGACGGTAAGCCCGTTCGATTTTCTCCGAACTGGGGAGCGCAAGCCGTTGGCGAAGCCGTTCAATTCGATTACGCCGGGCAAACTGCGTTTTCGATTGTTGGCGGCGGCACGGTGACGCCGCAAATGGTTTCAATGTGGCTCGACTCCGGAACAACATACGTGCGCGTTGTTTCGTCTCCGATCTGGAAGCCCCACGTTGAGAGTTCGACGAATTATGCCGATTGGTTCGAACTCGGGACGAACGAGTTTGTTTCGACCTACCCACACATTTCGAACTCAACGTATGTGCTCGGATGGGTGAGCGTGCCCGATGCGTGGTATCGCGTGATCGCAACCAGCACGAACGCTGGCGATCTCGGTTCGGCAAACTTCCTACTCCCCGTGCGCGCGCCGTCGCTCGAACTCACCGGCACCGGCGCGACGTTTCGCGTGACCGATCAAACCGTTAAGCAAGGCTCGCTCAATTTGATTGATTGGCGCTCGCTCATGCTCGGCACCAACTCCGCCAATCGGCGTTGGGGCGTGATGGGCACCGCCACGGGCGGCACCGACCTCGTGAACTATGAGACCGCGCAGAGCATCGCGCAGAACACCTTTGCGAACGGTGGCGAATATTTTGGCGAGCAGCGCGCGGTGATGACATGGTCTTTTCTCTTCCCCGGCGTGTTGATGGACATCGCGACTCCGGCTCCGCTGGAATACCCGGTTGTTCATGTGCTCGCGCAGGGGGTCACAAACATCATTTCGGTTCACACCAATGAGTGGTACGTGCGCTCTCCGGCGTTCCCGGATCGGCGCAAGATCGCAATCATGTACCAAACGAACGACACCGCGCGCGCGGGACAAATCGCTTTTCAAAACGGCCAGTTCTACCGGTGCCGAACGAATGGCGTATGGGAGCAGTGGTAATGAGCCTCGAACATGCCGGGGCGGGTCTTGTCGGCGTAGCCGCGACAGCCAATCTTATGATTGCGCAGATCGCGCCCGCAGACGTCGCGAGCTACGGCGAGGTCATCAGCCGAATCGGGGCCACGGCGATTCTGGGCATTGCCGTGCTGGTGCTCTGGCGCAAATCGGAAAAGCAGTCGGCAGAGAAGGAAGCGCTGGTCTCGCGCTACGTCGAAGAGTTGCGCGGGGTCATAAAGGAAAACACGCAAACCATTCAGCGCAACACCGACACGTTGGAACGCATCGAGAAGAAGCTATGAAGCTCGTCGCAGTCATTTTCTTGTTGTTTGCCGGGTGCGCCATGCGGCAACCCGGAGAGAGTTTCCCGTGGACGACGCACACACACACCGTCGGCGACGAAGCCGGTATCACGACCTACATGGGAATCGGGAGGACGTTCTGATGAAAAGAAACGCAGGCGAGGTTATCACGCTGATTCTGGTTGGGCTGGCCGTTGGCAGTGTCGCCACGATGATTCGCGCTCATTCGTGGGCGCAGCAACGCGCCGATGAGCTGGGCGCGCCCGTTGGCGCGGGTGCGTTCTTCTCGGAACGCCCAGTCGAGGCGTTCGGTTATCCCGTGCTTGGCGCAGCGGCGGGGTGGGGGATCAGCGCACTGGCCGACAGCAGCACCAAAGCGGAGTCGCGCGCGATTACGGTCTATGCCGGACGCGACTCAACCATTGTCATTTCCGAGCGCGACGCTCCGGCGATCAACAACCAGCAACGGCCAACAATCTACCTGCCCGCCACTGAGGCGGGAGGGGGTGAGCCGTGAGGCTGTTCGGAAAAATCCTCGCTGTCCTCGCTGTGGGCCTGCTGGTGGCCCTTGCGGGTTGTTCCACGTCGTACCCCGTAGGAGATGGATATGAAGGCACACCGCTTATCCCCGGCCAAACGAACGCGCTCCCGCCCCCTGCCTATTGATAAACGCTATCCGGCTGGCGGACTGCGCACAGGCGGCGCGACTGTCGGCGTAAAGGATGGCACCCTGTCGGACATTCCGCCGGTCGCCGTCGCGCCGTGGTACGACTACGCCGTCCCCACTTGGTCGCAGCGTTTCAATGATTGCGTTGCTCACGCCACGGTTAGCGCCATTGAAATGCTGTATCGGCGTGCCGTAGGAAAGCAGGCGATTCCGGCTGGGATGCAGCTTGATCCCGTCCCGATCTACAAGCACGCGCGCGCGAAGAACTACCCCAACGAACGCTGGGACGAAGGCGGGCTTCTGCTGCACCACGGTTATCTTTCCGCCGTTGCGCTGGGCTACCTGCCTCCGGGCAGTCGTCCGGGGCTTGTGGATCTGCCTCTGGGCGCTGTGTGTCACCTGCTGGTCAATCAGCCTATCCTGCAAGGCACCGCCACGCACGGCGGCTGGCGCAAGCCAAATCCGGCCAACGGACAAATCCCGATTCGCGGATGGATTCCTAACCCCGCCGCAGGACACGCCACGGTACTAACGGCCGTGCTGGAGCAGCGCGGCCGGTTTTATCCTCAATTTCTCAACTCACACGGAGCTAATTGGGGTTATCACGGTTACGGGATGTTCCGTGCCGATCAATGGCAGCAAAACCGCATGGGGCCACTGTGCGTCATCACGCTGCCAGCAGGGTGGGAGCAATGGACCGGTTGGAAAGACTATTTGATCGTTACGCCGAAGTAGCGCGTCCGAGTTTCACCGGCCGCTGTCTCTCTTACGGCGTCGGGAGTCGCGTCTGGCGAATCGCCGAACCGTTCGCCTTCCATTCGTCGGCGCTCTACGATCTGGAGATTCCGGCTGACTTCCTGACTGATTTCGCCAGCGTGCCCCGCATTTTTTGGCCGATCATCCCCTTGGCCGATGGCGTCTATGATCCCGCCGCCGTCGTACACGATTACGCCGTTCGGAATCGTAAACGACTTGGCCTTTCGCTGATGCAGTGCCACGGCCTTTTTTATGAGGCGCTGACCGTGCGCGACACCCCGACGTGGAAGGCTGACGCCATGTTTGCGGCCGTAGTCGCGTTCAACTGGATATCGCCCGGCCCCGGCGACGGAACCACGCCGCCGCGTCTGCTCAAGCGGGTTCGTCCAGAGTTCGGCGGGCGAGGGGCCGATTGATTTTGTGGCCATAGGTATCTATGAATACGTGTATCGTTTCCAAGGAATCCGGTCGGCGGAGATTGAAGCGAGGAACCGCACTATGTCCTGCCTACCCTGATAAGAAAACCTTCCGCTTGCATCCTGCGTGGCGAGAATCAGCGGCACGTCTCGAAACGTTGGAAGCGCTGCTTGCAGAGTTGCCCGCGTCCTTGCTGCGGTCTGGGAATCGGATATTGCGGCAGGCTTCACGATCACGATTCCGAACGTCTGCCCCTGCTCTCTAACGATAGCACCGTCTATTGTCATCGGGTCATCCCTCCTCAGCTTGGTACGTGACGGCTGTGCCGGTGGCCACCAGCATGACCATGCCGTTCGTTGCGCCAAATGTTTCGTAGTCCAGTCTCAACCCGACGACGGCTTCGGCACCGAGGGCGAGCGCCTTTGACGCCAATTCCTGCAAGACCGTTTGCCTGGCGTCATCCAGCGCGCGCTCAAGCGTTCCCGACCGTCCGCCTACCAGATCGGTGATATTGGCCATAAAATCGCGGAAAAAGTTGATTCCCAGAACCACCTGTGCCGCGACGATTCCGAGGTATCCGGTGATTGTCGCGCCGTCCAGTGCGTGCGTTGTCGTCACGGTAAATTTCAGGAGCCTGCGCGCGTGAGCCGTCGCCGGAAACTCCTTTTTACACGAAGGACACTGAACGAAGTCGGTCAGCCGCTTCACGCGAAGGCGCGTTCCGCAGTGCGAGCACTCGACGATTGTGCCGCCGCCGCTTTCGAGAATCGAGTTTGTTGGCTCTTTGGTCATTGTGCGCGATCCCTAGACTTTCGCGCGGCGTTGCTTTAATAGCCTTCGCTTGATTTGCCCTCGCAGATACTCAGCTCGCTCCTGGGGGGTCATGCTTGGCGACGGCAGCGGGTCGTCCCAATCTATTTGGCCGGTTATTATTGTTGTATTCAACATCTCCTTCAGTTCGATAGTTGTCTTAACTGATTCAATCAGGATACGAAGATCGCGTAGGTCAACCTTCATTCCAGCCGCCGCCGTGCCCGACTCTTCGTCCTCTAGCAGGCGCAAGACAAGCTTCGACATCGAGATGTTCTCACGCTCGGAAAGCTTCACCGCAAGCGCGTGCGCGGCGTCAGAAACCTTAATCGTTCGCTGTGTTTTCATGCGTCAACAATGACGCAAAGTGGACACTTTTGTAAAGAGGTGTATTTTTTTGTTGAATGGTGCCTATGTAGTGCCGTAGAAGGCACTACATGAAAAAGAACCAGCGAACGATTAAGGTCTACGATAGCTCTCATGCTCTTGCTTCGTCGTTATCTTGCCGATTTGGCGTTTCAATGTCTGCACTCGTGGAGCTTGCTCTGCGACGACTGGATGACGGTAAAGATACGCTTACATTGCAGGCCCGCGACCCGCGCAGCAAGCGCGCGAATGTCCGCACGGTACTAACCTCCCGCCCCGCGCGCGGCAAGAAGGCGGGCAAGGTATGAAGCGGCCGATTCATCGCGTGAAGACGGTCAACCTTTCCATATCGCTTCCGGTTGCGCTGGCTGCGCGTCTGCGCGGTCACGCAGAAAGAAGCGGGGACTCAGTAAGCCGCATTATCCGCGAGGCGCTGCGCCCGGCGTTCGAGGGGCGGCACGCGAAATGATGACCCACAAACACGAAAAGGAGAGACCCATGAGCAGACCCATCAGGAACGACTTTAGCGGCGACGATGTATTCGCCGGGCGCCCGCGTACGCCCATTCTGACCGAGACGCGCCCGCCGTGGTCGGAGGTCTATCGCTGGCAGCGCCAAGCGGCGTGGCTGGGCTTAATCGCTGTGATGGGGTGGGCCGTGGCCGTCGTGCTGCTCTATCTGGTGATGTCGAAATGAGTAGCGATACGCAAGCCTTGTCGCCGACGCTGCCACGGTGTCCGACCAAGATGACCGCTTCCGTGATGTTCATGCAAAAAATGATCAGCGTGAGATTGGCCATCTGTCCGAATCCCGAGAATAGGAACACCGTTCTGATGAAGATCGAAACGGATGTCTTTGAGTTCAACGCCGATGAGTTGATTGCGGCGATCAACCGCGCGCGGGGGCTTCCGGCATGACACTACCGGCCAAAGTCTCGGACGACGTGCGGCGCATGAATCCGCACCTGTGGCCGGTTGCCGCCGAGCCGGTGGATCGGCCGAGGACAAAGAAGGACGTGAAGGACGCCCACTCGCTAAGGGCCGAGAAGGAGCTACAGCAGCTTTGCGAAAATTACCTCGTTCAGCGCGGCTACGCGCGCTTGACCGCCGACAACGCGGGGCGCGGGGAGCGCGGCTATTTCGGACATCTGGCAAAGCCTATCGGCAATCCGCTGATGCCAGACCTATTTGTTTTCGATCTTCGCGGGCGCGTGCTGCTGATTGAACTGAAAGTCCGCTACGTCTTCCAGCCGGGACAACGGGAGATGATCGAGGCGGGCATCTGGAAGCTATGCGACTCGTTCAACGGAGTTAGAGAAACACTGAACCAATGGGAGGAGACCTGACCATGAGTGATGAACCGGTGAAAATACACGCGCTGGAAGTCGAGAACGTGAAGCGAGTCCGCGCGGTGAGCCTGAGTTGTGCGGGATCCGCGCTGACCGTGATTGGCGGGCGGAACGGGCAAGGCAAGACCAGCCTACTGGATGCAATCATCTGGACGTTGGGCGGCGACCGATACCGACCATCGCGACCGCTCCGCGATGGCGCGGCGAAGTTGGCGGCGAAAGTCGAACTATCCAACGGTTTAGTGGTGCAGCGCACCGGCGCAAGCGGCGCGTTGAAGGTCACGGACACGACCGGGAAAAGCCGGGGCGGGCAAACCCTCCTCAATGAGTTTGTGAGCCAGTTTGCGCTGAATCTGCCCGCGTTTATGGCGGCGTCGGCGGGCGAGAAGGCGAAGATGTTGCTGGAGTGCTTCCCGGAGGCGGGGACGCAGTTGCAGGCGTTCAACGTGGAGATCAAGCGCCTTTACGATGAGCGCCATTCGCTGGGCCAGATCGTTACGCGGAAGAAGAAGTACGCCGAAGAACTGCCCTTCTTTCCCGACGTGCCGGTTGAACTGCTGACCGGCACAGAGATGACGCAGCGCCTTCAAGACGCGCTCCGGGTGAATGCCGAGAATGACCGGCTACGGCGCGACGTGGAAACGCTGCGAATCAATCACACCGCGAAGGAAACGCAGGTAGCCGAGTTGCAGCGCGCGCTTGACGAGGCCGAAGACGAATTAACGGACATCGCCATCAAATTGGGACGCGCGGAAACGACCGCTGGCGGTGCGAAGGATGAAGACACCTCCGCGCTAAAACGCGAACTCGAAAGCATGGATGCGACCAACGCCAAAATCCGAAAGAACATGGACAAGGCGCAGGCCGAAGCGGAAGCGACGGAACTGAACGAGGAATACAACGCGCTGACGCACGAACTCGAAGAAGTCCGGGCGCAACGACTGGCGCTACTGGCGGATTTGAAGATGCCGCTCGAACAGCTTGCGATTGATGAAGAGGGCGAACTGACGTTCCGCAACGCGCGCTGGGATGGCATGAGCGGCGCGGAGCAACTGCGCGTAGCCGTGGCGATCTGCGCCGCCGTCAAACCTCAATGCGGATTCGTTTTGTTGGACGGCTTGGAGCGCATGGACGTAGGCCAGCTTCGCGAGTTTGCGACGTGGCTTGAATCGCGAGACTTACAAGCCATCGGGACGCGCGTTGGCGAGGATGGCGGCTGTTCCATCGTGATCGAAGATGGCCACGCAACGAATGTGACTCCCGCCGCCGACGAAGACGCCGGGGCCGAAAGCTTCAAGTTCTAACAAGCAACCAAAGGAGACCAAGACATGAGTGAGACCATTACGCCCGCTTCGTCGGCAGTGCCGCCGCCGATAGATAAGATTGCGGCGGCGCTGGCGGGGGCACAGGGAGAACTGACCAATCCGCCCAAGACCAAGACGGCGAACCTCGGAAAGTACAAGTATCGCTACGCAGACCTCGCGGAAATCATCGAACACGTCCGCCCGGTGCTGGCGAAACACAGCCTCGCGGTTGTCCAACTCACCGTTGCCGATGCGCGAAACGTGTTGGTCACGCGCCTGATGCATGAATCCGGGCAATACCTGGAGGCAACCTATCCGCTCCCGGCACAAGCAGCAGCCCAAGACATGGGTAGCGCCATTACCTACGCGCGGCGCTACAGCCTGTGCGCGATCCTCGGCATTGCCGCCGACGAGGACGACGACGGGGAGCGGGCCGTGAAGGGCGAGAGCAACCGCGAAGCCGTCGCGCGCGATGAACTCATTGAGCAGATGGGGCGCGCCTCGCTCGGGAACGCGGCCATTCTGGGGTACACGCGAACGCACGACCTTGGCGACGGAAAGACGGTTGACGATCTGCCCTTGGAATCGGTCAAGAAGCTGCTGGCCGATTGGCCCGCTGTGATCGAAGCCTGTCAGCAGGCGCGCGAGGCGAAAAAGCCAGCAGCATCGAAACAAGCACCGCTATCCAAGGCGGAACAGCCGCCGCCCAACCCGACCACTCCGCCCGCCGATGTAGGGGACGATCTCGCTGGCATTGATCCAACCCTCGCCGCGCTCATGCGCGAGCACGGCGTCACGGCGGCCATGCTCAAGACTTACTACGTGAGTCAGGGCCATCTCCCGGCATCCGTCAACCCGAACAAATTACCGGCCACCTATGTCAAGGCGATCACGGCGGCCGGAAACTGGACAAAGGCCATCGCCAAAATGAAGGAGACCAATAAATGACGACGCAGAAAAACAACGACGAAATCGGCTGGAACGAACCGCTACCGCCGCCCAAAGAGTTTGAACTGTTGCCCGAAGGCGACGCTCAATTCGAGGTGCTGAAACTCGAACGTGTCCGAAAGGATATGGGGAAGCTAGGCACTTGCAATGTGGCCGTGCTGCATCTACTCGTGGCCAGTTATTCAGGCGGCGATTCGCAGCCGATGGAGTGCAATCTTCCGCTCCACACGAAGACGGTCTTTAAGCTCTACCAGTTCTTCGCTGCCATCGGACAATACACCCACGGCGACGTGGAGAACGGAAAGCCCTTCACGCCCAACTGGGCGAAGGTAGTCGGTCAGCAAGGCAACTGCGTACTCAAACATCGTGCGTGGGCCGGAAAGGACGGAAAGGAACGCAAGTCACCCGATATTGATGTGTTCCTCGATGAGTCCGGCCGCACGCGCGCGAGCGACGCGCCGCGCAAGGTGGGGCCTGCCTCGGACAACTTGGCGTTCTAAATCGGCGGGGATCGGCGGTCTCCCGAGAACCGCCGCGACCTGGGCACGTCGCAAAAAGGCCCGCCTCTTTTATGAAGTTGAGACCCTACCAAGAGACAGCCCGCGCGCGTGTTCACGCAGCGTGGGCAACCGTAGATCGAACCCTTCTGGTCATGCCGACCGGATGCCACGATCCTGAGCAGCAACTTCTGATGTTCGATGGGTCGGTTAAGAGGGCATCCGATATTCATGTCGGCGATCTCCTGATGGGACCCGACTCGACGCCCAGGACCGTCTTGTTCCGACACGCGGGAACATCCGCCATGCGCCGCGTCGTTCCGACTAAGGGCGATCCGTTTATTGTCACCTCCGATCATGTGCTTTCTCTGGTTCGCACGAACGAAAAGTCGAACCCCGTGTACCCGTCGCATATGCGCGGCGGCGACCGGGTTAATGTCTCGGTTGCGGAATGGGAAGCATGGACGAAATGGCGAAAGCACATTCATAAGTTACATCGCGTGGCCGTTGATTTCCCCACAGAGAAGCACGCCACCCGTCTTCCGCTCGATCCTTACGTTCTCGGTCTGCTTTTGGGAGACGGCTCATTCAGAAAGATTCTGAGTTTTACTTCTCCAGATAAAGAGGCGACCGAAGCCGTAGCTGACGAATTGAAGGCGCATGGACTCGATCTTGTTGATTCAGGTGCAGATTGTGGGACGGCTACGTGCTGGCGATTTCGGTCTATAGATGGAAAGCAGCGGGCCAAGTTGTTTCGCCGACAGATACTCGTTCCCCTCAATCTGGATAACGCTATTGATGAACAAAAGCGCGTTCCGTTCATTTACCGAACACACGATCGGAAAACTCGATTATCCATCCTTGCGGGGCTACTGGACAGCGATGGTTCAATTACCTCGTTCACAGGATATGACTTCATTTCCAAGTCTGAAAACCTGTCGAGAGATGTTGCGTTTATTGCCCGCAGCCTTGGGTTTGCTGCCTATGTAACATCGTGCGAAAAGTTTTGTCAGACCGGAGGCGGGGGCACGTACTGGCGCGTTGGAATTTCCGGCGACACCCATCGCATCCCGTGCCGCATTGCGCGCAAAAAGGCATCCGTTCGCAGACAAAAGAAATCCCCACTCAGAACTGGCTTCACCGTTCAGGATGCCGGTATAGGCAATTATGTCGGCTTCACCGTTGACCGTGATAACCTATATCTGCTCGATGACTTCACCGTCACGCACAACTGCGGCAAGACCATTGTTTTCTCGGCGATCGCTCGCGACCTTGTCGAAGCAGGCGGGCGCGTGCTGATTCTCGCGCACCGGGGCGAGCTGCTGCAACAGGCGGCGGATAAACTCGCGAAATCAACCGGCCTATTCTGCGCCATCGAAAAAGCGGAGGAAGAAGCGCACGAATCACTGGCGCGCGTAGTCGTTGGCTCCGTTCAAACGCTAATGCGCCCGGCGCGGCTGGCGCGATTCGAGGACGATCATTTCAGCCATATCATAATTGACGAAGCGCACCACGCGATTGCCGAAAGCTACCAAGCGTCTGTCCGCTACTTCGCAGGGGCAAAGGTTTTAGGCGTCACCGCAACGCCAGACCGGGCCGACCGGCGAAATCTCGGAACCTACTTCGAGGCGTTGGCGTTTGAATACACGATCATCGAAGCGATTCGGGACGGATGGCTGGCTCCGATTCGCGCACTCTCGATTCCGCTGCGGATTGATATTTCAAAAGTCGGGATGCAGTCAGGTGATTTCAAGGCCAGCGAACTGGACGACGCGCTCGCCCCCTATCTGGCACAAATCGCGGACGAAATGCTCGCTCACTGTGCCACGCGAAAAACGCTCGTCTTCACGCCGCTGGTCGCAACGGCGCAGAAATTCGCCTCGATGTTGGCGGCGCGCGGATTCCGGGCGGATTGGGTGAGCGGTGAGGATCCCGACCGCGCGCAAAAGCTGGCGCACTACGCGAACAGCGGCCCCGGTTCGGTATTGGTCAATTCAATGCTCCTTACCGAGGGATACGACGACCCGGCGACGGATTGCATTGTGAATCTTCGTGCCACAAAGTCGCGGGCGCTCTTTGCCCAAATCGTCGGACGCGGAACGCGAATTTTCCCCGATAAGGCCGACGTGCTGCTACTGGACTTCCTCTGGCTGACTGACAAACACGAACTTTGTCACCCGGCGCATTTGGTCGCCGAGTCGGAAGATATGGCCAAAGCCCTCACCAGCGCGGCCGAGGCAGCAGGCGTTGACGGCATGGTGATTGATGAGGCCGCGCTGGACGCAGCGAAACGCGAAGTCGTCAAGGCGCGTGAAGAGGCGTTGGCCGAAGAATTGAGGAAGCAGCGGAACCGTCAGCGCAAACTGGTTGACCCTCTCCAGTGGGCGGTGTCGGTCAATGCGGCAGACTTGGCCGACTACCAGCCTGAGTTTCCCTGGGAGATGGCACCGGCCAGTACCGGCCAAAAATCAGCACTGGAGAAGGCGGGCATCTTTCCCGATGACGTGCGATGCGCTGGACAAGCGGCGAAGCTGCTGGCCCGGCTCGAAGCACGCCGCGTCGCGGGAATGGCAACCGCCAGACAAGTACGCTGTCTCGAACGGTTCGGCTTCCAGCATGTCGGCGAAATGCCATTCGCTGAGGCGAACCGCCTTATCACGCGAATTTCCGCCAACGGTTGGCGGCTGCCCGATGATCTGGACGAGAGAATCCAAAGGAGTAAGACACAATGACCGATCTCGAAAAATGCTTAGCGTGTCTGTCGCGGATGAACCCCGCGACACTCACGTATGACCAATGGCTGAAAGTCGGAATGGCATTGCAGCACAGCGGCGGGAGTCCGGGCGACTGGGAAAGCTGGTCAGCGAAAGACCCAAAGCGCTACCACGCGGGCGAGTGCGAACGCAAGTGGAGAGGCTTTCCCCGCCGCAATCCGCCTGTCACCGTCGCAACGATCATTGAACTGTGTCGGGAACACGGCGGCGGACTGCCGGAAGGTTTGTGGTCTTTCGATGGTGAAGGGGGCGGATTCGATTTCGACGATCCGCTGCCATCCTCGAAGCTCGATCCGCGATGGGTGCAAGCGGAGGAACTACCTGGCCCCGCCGCTGATTTCCCAAAGCGCGACTTGGTGCGCTACTTGGAAGCCATGTTCCAAAGTGAGGAGCGCGTCGGCCTCTGTCTGGAGTCATGGCGGCGCGAAGGAGACGACGAACGCTGGCTGCCCAAGAAGGGAATATGGGACCGAACAGCAGGCCAGCTTATCGAGGAGATTCACAAAGCGAAGGGCGACATTGGCGCAGTCATCGGAGACGCGCACCCGGAAGCAGGCGCGTGGGTCAGAATCAATCCTTTGGACGGCAACGGATGCCGCGACGAAAACGTAACATCGCTGAGGCACGCGCTGCTTGAAGCTGACGATGGCGACCTTTCGCAGCAACTCGCGATCATCAGAGAGATGCAGCTTCCCTGTTCCGCCATTGTTCATTCCGGCGGCAAATCCATTCACGCGCTCGTCCGTGTAGAAGCGGCCGACTATGCCGAATACAGGCAACGCGTAGATTATCTCTACCGAGTAGCCGAGCGGTACGGACTGAAAGTAGATTCTGGAAACCGTAACCCCTCGCGCCTTTCCAGACTTCCCGGCGTTATGCGCGGCGCGAAGGCCCAATACATGATATCCGGCCCGTGCGGATTGAACCAGTGGCAAGCATGGGTGGATTACGTCGAAGACCTCAAAGACGACTTGCCAGACCCGGAGAGGCTACAACCGCTCCTGTCTGACCTGCCCGCCCTCGCGCCCGTGTTGATTGATGGCGTGCTGCGCAAAGGTCACAAACTGCTGGTCACGGGTCCATCGAAGGCGGGGAAATCGTTCAGCTTGATCGAAATGGCAGCGGCCATTGCCGAAGGGCGGGAATGGATGGGTATGGCCTGCACGCCGGGGCCGGTGCTCTACGTCAACCTCGAGCTCGACCGGGTGAGTTGTCTGCACCGCTTCCGGGATGTGTATGACGCACTCGGCTGGTCGCGCGCAAACGTGGATCAAATAGATATCTGGAATCTGCGCGGCCAATCCGTCCCGCTTGATCGGCTGGCGCCCAAGCTCATTCGCCGGGCGCAGCGGCGCGGCTATGTAGCCGTCATCATTGACCCTATCTACAAAGTCATAACCGGCGACGAAAACAGCGCCGAGGACATGGCCAAGTTCTGCAACCAGTTCGACAGAATCGCCCTCGCCCTCGGATGTGCCGTCATCTACGTGCACCACCACTCAAAGGGAAATCAGGGCGGTAAGCGGGCCATTGATCGAGCATCCGGGTCGGGGGTCTTCGGGCGAGATCCGGACGCCGTGCTAGACCTGATCGAATTGGAGTTGACCAAGGAGCGCCGCGCGGCACTCGACAACACACTCGTTCGCGAAGCGCTGGACGCCTTTATTCAGCAATCCCGTCTCGACGCTGGCGACGTGGACGATGAGGCGAAAACAGACCCGAACGCCTACCTACAGGCAGCGCAGCAGGCTTTCCCGGCCCATGCGGACGCCCTGCGCGAAGTGACGTACAATGCCCACGTACGCGCCGCGCGAATCACAGGCTGGCGCGTGGATGGGACATTCCGCGAGTTTCCCCCGGCTCCGCCGCGCAACATCTGGTTCAACTGGCCGGTACATCACCCGGATAACTGGGGGCTGTTGATTGACGCAAAAGCCGCTGGCGAGGAGCCGCCCTGGATGGAGCAGCAGCGAGCCAAAGCAGAGGCCCAAAAGAGCAAAGCGAAGGAGATAAAAGAGGAGCTGGAGGAAGCCGTGACGACTTGTGGCGGACCCGGCGAAGCCACGGTTAAAGCCGTCGCCGAGGAGTTGGATTTGAACGAAACGACCGTTCGCCGAAGACTTAAAAAGCAGGGGAAATATGCCAACCGAAACGGCCTCATTGTACGCCAAAAGAAGGATGCCGGACAGTGAGCGGCGGGCAAAAATGCGTCACTAGCGATGCCCGCCCGAATGCGGGCATTCCAAAAAAACGCCCGCACGGGCAAAAATGCGTCACTAGCGATGCCGCCCGAACGGCGACACCTCCCTATATAAATATAGGAGGAGAGCGCCCGAGCTTGCGCTCTCCTCTCCTCCCATATTTTCCCCAAACCCCGCCACTGTTGAGGAACCCACGATGACCGCCGACGAACGCCGGAAGCTCGCCGCGTACCTCGGAGCCGTGGGTCGCTGGGCAGCACTCACCGGGAACGTTGGCGACGCCACGCAGGGGCGGGATAAGGCAGACCAAGAATTCGCCGCATTCAATCGCCACCTTGCGGAGCTCGATGCCGAGAAGCGGCGCATCGAGGAGATCACGTTTTAACCAAAAAGGAGACACAGACCATGACCACACAAGCCGACATCCGCCGAATCCCGCTCACGCTGCTCAAGCCGACCGAGCATAACCCGCGCGTAATCGTCCCGGACGACCCGAGGCTGGCCGAGCTGGCCGCCTCGATCCGGGCGCACGGACAACTACAGCCAGGCATCTGCCGTCCTCACCCCACACAGCAGGGCGCATTTGAGCTGCTTGCTGGTTGTCGCCGCTGGTGGGGGTGTCAGCTCGCTGGATTGGACGATATGCTGTGCACCATGGCACACCTCGATGATCGTGAGGCCGTCGAGGTGACGGTACTCGAAAACCTCCAGCGCGAAGACCTCACGCCGCTGGAAGAGGCGGCGGGGATCCGGACCCTCGTAAAATCCGGAGCGACCGCCCAGGAGATCGCCGACAAGATCGGCAAGCCGTGGTCCTGGGTTGTGCGCCGGGAACGTCTCAATCAGCTCTCACCCGCGTGGCGTAAAGAGCTGGCCAAGCCCGCATCGCTCTTTGTGCACTTCAGCGCCGCGTACCTGGAACTCATCGCCCGCTATGACGTGCCGATGCAGGAGCGATTGCTGACCGATTTACAGCGGTCACTTTTTGCTCTTCCGCGTTCTGTGCAGCAGCTCGTCGCGCGGCTGGATGAGTTTCAGGCGAAGCTCGGCAAGGCCCCGTGGTCGCTCGATGACGCGACGCTCCTGCCGAAGGCGGGCGCGTGTTCGACGTGCCTCAAGCGCTCTTCCTGCTCGCCGGGGTTGTTTGACGATCTGCCCAACCCCTCCCCGAAGGATGACCGATGCCTCGATGTGAAGTGCTTCCGGGCGAAGATGCGCGCCCACATCGCACGCCGTTATTCCGAGCTGCGCGAGGAGCATCCGGACGCCGTGATGCTTGCGCGCGGATACGGTGAACAGCCCCCGCGCGCTGCGCTCAGCGAACGGGATGTGACGAAAGCCAAGAAGGGCGAGAAGGGCGCACGTCCTGCGCTGGTAGTGACCGGCACAGGCAAAGGCTCTGTGACGTGGGTGAAGGTCAAACCTGATGCCCGGCAACCTGCTACCCTTTCGCCCGAGATGGCCGCCAAGCAGCAGGCCCAGCAGGAAAAGCAGCAACGCGAAATGGGGTACCGAAAAGCGCTCGCTGAATTTGTGGGCAAAGCCAAGGCACCGCCGGGATGGAGTGTTGAACTGGCGCTGGCTGCGGACGCTGTGAGGCATCACGATACCAGGAAGCTAGTGGACGTCTGTTTATCGCTCCCGACGGCGGAGGAGATTCAAAAATTGCTGGCCGAAGCTTGGGCGGATACTCGGATGAAATTAACTTCGGGGCTACACAACGATTGGAATCGGATACCGACTACCACCCTCAAGCGCATTGCTACGCTCTGCTGCATTGATCTGCCGCCTCTCAGCAAAAGCTGAAACTTGCTGGAAATAGCGGAAAAATAAGCGACTGGTCTGATGATCTGCGATATCGAAAAATACCGGCGAAAATCGCGCCGCTGGCACATGCCGCCGGAACTGCTTCGCGCGTGGCTGGGCGAAGTCGCGCAAGGTTGGTCCGAAGATGAACTTTACAAGGCCGACCGTCAGTTATACCGTTCCGCTCGACGGATGTTGCTGATGATGAGACGACAACTGCGAAAGGAGCGGAGGAAGCGACGTGGGCGCTAAAAGGGCCAATCAGAACGGGCTGGCGGTGATTTATTGCCGCGTCTCTACCGACGAGCAGACAAAGGGCCTATCGCTCTCCGCGCAGGAAGTGGCCTGTCGCAAGTGGTGCAAGCGGGAGGGTGTAGCCGTTGACCGGGTGTTTGTTGATCGTGGCGTTTCCGCCAAGACCGACGAGCGCGAGGAGTTTCAGGCGATGATCGCCTATTGCCGTTCGGCGGGCGGCGACATTTCGCACGTTGTCGTTTATCGTGTTGACCGCTTTTCGCGCATTGCCCACCACGTCGGACTATATCGCGCGCTGCTCATGGCCGTCGGCTGCCGTTTGATTTCCGCTACCGAGAATCTGGCCGATGACCCGGCGGGAAAACTTCTCGGCACGATCCTTGCCGGTTTCGCGGAATACGACAACGACCAGAAGGCCGAGCGCGTGAAAGCCTCGATGCGCATGTTGGTGCAGAACGGCTATTGGGTCTCGCGCCCGCCATTCGGCTATGCCATTGAGCGGAAGGAGAATCGCCCCCAGTTGGTTCCGCATCCGGAGACCGGCCCGGTCATGCGGATGGTCTTCGAGAGGATCGCATCGGGCGAATGGTCGCCGCCTGAGGCGTGGCAGGCAATCGCCGACACCGGACACAAGCTGAGCGAATCACGATTCTACGAAGTTCTGCGCGATCCGATTTATGCGGGCCTGATAGATAACTCCATGTCAAACGGAGCCGTTCACGCGAAGGGTAAGCCGCTGGTCAGTCTCGATATCTTCACGGCCGCGCAGGCGAAACTGGAAGAGCGCGAGCGGATTGTTCGACGGGTAAGCGATTTTCCCTTGCGTGGCGTGCTTGTCTGCCCGGAGTGTGGGCGACGCATGACGGCATCCGTCAGCACCGGACGCGCCGGGCGCGCCTACGCTTACTATCACTGCACAACGGGCGAACATCGCATTCCCGCGCGGCGCGTGCATGAGGCGATCCCCGCGATGATTGACCAGCTCGGGAGGCGCATAGCCCCACTTGTGGCGCTCCTTCGCGCGTACATGCAAATCGCGATCAAGGATGACATGGGCGACGTTCGCGCCGTTGCCGACGCCTGCAAGGCGAAGCTGTCCGCGCTGGAGAACAAACGCCAGCGACTGCTCGACGCCTATCTTGCTGCGACGATTGATCGTGCGGCGTTCATGCAGAAGGATGTTGAGTTGCAAGATCAGATCGGCTTTCAGCGCGCGCGCATGGCAGAAGCCGATTACGATGTCCACGAAGCAGAGCAAATACTGCTGGGGTCAGAGCGCATCTTGGCCGATCTACCGGCCATGTGGGCGCGCATGGATGGCGAGCAGCGACATGATCTCCTTCATGCGCTGTTCGGCGATGATGGCCTGAAGTGGACAGGGACGCCAGCCGACGTTGAGCAGTCCCACCTTGTCCGTCTAGTAGCCCGGTTCGAACAATTCCGGTTGGCACCCCCAACCGGATTCGAACCGGTGTTACCAGGATGA